TCTATTATCGACATAAATTACATTTCCCGAGTGCTTTTGAACCTCTGGAGTTGCAATACCATTCTCAAAATACTGCCCGAAGTAGTATGTTCTACTATTTATTACAGTAGAAATACCACTAAAAGAAGTATCAATACTCAACGAAGTTCCACTAGATCCAACAACTACCGTAGTTCCACCAGATCCAACCGATGAAGTAAATTGATTTAAATTAAATCCATAAATTGTATTTGTATTTCTCAATCCATCACTATTGAATCCAGCAACCGTTCTATCTTGCCAATATTTTAAAACACCAGTATTTTGATCATATGAAACAACTCTTCCAACAGCTGTAGATCCTAACCCAACAGTTTGAGTTATAAATGAATCAGCATCAAAAGTTGCCGAACTATATCCTGCACCAGTTAATTTTACAGCAGATAATGCACTTACTTTATTTGCAGTAAGAATTGACGATGAATTATATGATAATGGATTTTCAACTATCCCAACTCTTGCGATTTGATTTCCTATTATAAAGTCCGGGTCTTGTAAATCATTTTCTATTCGAGAATACAACATTACACTATATGCACCCAGTTCTCTGTAAATATCATATCCATGTCCCCCTTGAGGTGGAATGATAACATCAAAAGTTGGTCTAGTTGTTCCTGTTGGAACCCCACCAGATTCTAAGTCAACACTAGCAAATGTATATCCAGACCCTCCTCTGGAAATAGTAATTGTTTCTACCTTAGAGTCTGCATTTACAGTAATGGTTGCTTGTGCTCCAGATCCATCACCTTTAATTGGAACGTTAAAATAAGTTGTGTTTGCAGTTCCGATTCCAACTCCCCTATTTGTAATTGTTGCTATCTTAATTTGTCCACTAGTGGAAGCATTGTTTCTAACTGCAGAATCTGTAGTATTAGTTTCCCAATCTTTAGGAACAGGTATAAAGTTCAGTGAATCAAACCTTATAATGTCACTTGGTTTAATTGTGTAAAGATATTTCCATATGTATCCATCACCACTATTACCGGCAGATCTTGGTTCTAAATCTGTAAATGTTGGTTCATCTAAAGAAGGTCTTCCTTCTGGATTTTCGGGAGAAACTCCATTATTTAAACAAATATAAACTTTATAGTCACTATTGACAACATAATAATTTGCTGAGTATAAACTAGTTGCTCCAGATGGTTTTGATGTATTGGTTCTACTTATGTCATGTCGATACATATCATAAGTAGTTCCTGAAGTCCAAGTATTTCTTCTAACTACCTGCGAAACATCACTTGCATTAATTTTTTTTAATGCAATCATGGTGTCCCAATAATCATCCTCTTCACTAAAATTATCTTTAGGTGCAGGTGGAGTTATATCCCAATTAGCATCATAATCTGTTGCATTAGGCAATCCTACAAAAGCATAGTAAGAATTTGCAGAAGAAGTCGCTGCTGAAACAAAGTTCTTTGCATTTAGTATTCTTAATTGGTCAGTTATAATTGCAGACATTTTATGAGTTTTTTATCTATTTATGAGGTATAGTCTTCATACTTCAGTGGGTTGTATCTTTGAACAGTAGGTGAAGACGAAATTCCAATCAATCCATTATTGTAATATGTAAACTCCTTGGAATTATTTCTAGTCAAATTGTAGATTCTGCCCCAACTATATTCGCCGTAGAAAGAACTATATCCAAGACCAGACAATCCATTATAATCCGATACACTTACAGTTACTTTAGCAACATAAGTTAGACCAACACCAATAACATCAGTTTGTCCGATAGAAACAGAAGCAACTTCATATACATTATCAATAAATGTTGTTCCAACACCAACTGTTAATCCTGATTGATTTATTGATGTTAAACCATTACCAACATTAGAGTTGAAAACTACAAAGTAATAACCAGTTTGAATTCCACTGATGCCAGTAGTTGCAATACCGACACTATTAATATTAGTATCTCTTAAGAAAGAATTTTTTGGAATGAAGAAGTCGAAAACTATTCCAGTAGAAGCAACTCCAACAGAAGTTGTAGATACACCACTGATTATTCCAAAGTCTCCTTCATAAGATACATTTTCAACTACTTCTCGAATCACTGTAGGAGATTCTATTAACACTACAGGTGGATTTGTTGATGTGTATCCAGTTCCTGGAGAAATCATAGATATTGAAGAAACAGTTCCTCCAACAGATACTGAAGCAATAGCAGATGCTCTTTGGGTTGTTCCTAATCCAACTGGACTTTCGATAGTAACACTTGGTGGTGTGCTATACCCAATTCCACCATCAGAAATGATAACGGAAGAAATTGTTCCTGCAATAGAAACAATAGCAGTTGCAGCTGCTGCCACCAAAGAGTCTTGAGATGTAATGATTATCTTTTTCTGAGGTAGTTCTGAAGTTCCATTTTGTAAATATTCATCGGCACTATCAAAGAAAGTTTTTACACTCTCTACAAAAATCTGAGTAGATGATGTAGATACATTTTGAATAATATTTGATGTTGGGTTAATCAGTGGTTCATAAAGAATTCTATCTTTAGCAACTTGTTGGCCGTTGATAATCTTATCTTCAGTTTGTTTGCACCAAATTACAGCTCTATTGTAATTTGGATCTTCTGATATTCCTGGAGAAGTATAAACATTTGTTTTAACAGTATCAGTAGAAACAACCTCAGTTACTAATCTAGAATCTTCTTTAAATGATAGATTATCATCATTTAGCCTTACAGTATCTCCAACTTTTACAGTTTCTAGAATATCAACATTTACAGTATCAACTTCACTTGTTCCTCTATAGAAAATAATCTTACAATTATCTCCTTCTTTTGGTGCTTCCGAGAAAGTTATAATACTGCCACCGTTAAATGAATATCCTTGTCCGGGAACTTGTAGAACATCATTTAAGAATATTAATAAAGTCGCTTCAACATCAATATTAGATCCTCTTCTGGATCTAATCGTCGTTTGATTTCCATCTATTTTTAGTGGGAAAGTGACTCTATTGCCATCAAATAATTCATCAATAACATCAAATACTTGAAGATCTCCAATAACCCAACCATTAAATTCATCATTTATCGTTCTATCAAGTGTGATTTGGAATTCATTAAATGCAATTGATGTATCTGTTGGAATTCCAGTTGTTCCTCCAACATCAACGGTTAAAATTTGTCCTTGGCCATATCCATATCCAGTATTCGTGATTTCAAACGAAATAACACTTGAACCTTGACCAACAACAATATTTGCAACAGCACCAGTTCCAAGTCCACTAGAAGAAGAACTATAGACTAAAGGAATATCAGAGTAAGAAAGAGGAGAGTCAAACACCACTATTGGTGGATTTGATGAAGTATATCCTGTACCTGGATTTGTAATAGCAACACTTACGATGTGACCACCACTGATTGCTGCAGTTCCAATAAATTCAATATTTGAAATTCCTGTGCTGGAAGTAAGAACACCAACATTTACAACTGTTTGAATTCCAACTCTATATCCAGAACCGCTATTTCCGATAGAAACTGAAGAAATAGTTCCTGCAATAGAAACAACTGCAGTTCCTCCAGCAGAAACAAGAGGTTGATATCCAAGTCCTGCAGTGGATGCCACAGAAACTATTATTCCACCTCTAGGAACTGAAGAAGTATTTACATCATAGGATGTTGATGATGCAGTTCCCGTAAATGTGATTGATGTTATACCAGAATTTTCTGATAAATCATAGTCACCTATAATAGAAATTGCTCCTGGTCTTGCTGGCCCTTGGAAAATATCATTAACCAAAACAATAGCATTACTTGTGGAGAATCCTGAAATATTGGAATTATTTGAAGTTAGAGTAAACTCACTTCTCTGACCATCAAATTCTGATGATAAACTATCAAATATGTAATTCTTGGAATATGGTTCAGAATCGGTATTTGGAACACCAGATCTCATAAATACTCTTCCACTAAAAGTTGAATGAGTTTCTATTCCAACAAAATCTCTTTCATCTGGTTTATTAGTTGTTGTTCCAATAGGAGTTAATCCGTATGGAGCATCAACAAAATGTAATGTGTTACCTACAATATTATAATTTCCAGAAATTTTAGTTATAATTGAGTCTTTTGCATGAGACGAAAGTTCTGTTCCAAGCCAAGGTCTTCTTACAGTCACTGTGTTTGGATTAGTTCCGAGACCTATAGAAGTAATCTTCATTATTTCATCACCAATCTTAATTAGATCTCCACCAAAGAATGATGTAATTCCAGTAAAATTAATTCTGAAATCTGATCTGCCAATAAAAGATACTAGAGATGATGTAATAGCTGTAGAAACAATTGGAGACTGTATAAGATTATCGATACCCAAAACAACTCTAGAATTTTGATTTCCTGATGAAAATCTATGTGAAGTGCCGATTCCGACACTAGTGAACTCTATTGTATTTGCAGGAACTGCTAATGCATCTGCGGTTGAAACAGCAACTTTAACATAAAGTTCATTTTCCTTTACGATATAAAGAGTTGTTGGAAGCTTATCTGTAAGACCTATTCCTGGAACTGATGTAGTTACAATTCCAATAGCAGAGGTTGTTCCTGCGCCAGAGTAAGAGTAAGTAACTTTTTCACCAGTAACAAAGAAATTTTCTGGAATTCTT